GTAGAAATTTCTGGGGCAGACTAGGATGGGGTATTCCATCTACATTAATAGCTCAAGGTTTTTCTTTATCTGCTTCTTTAGGATCTGTTCAAATAAGTAGTGAGATAAATGTTGGTTGGGGTAGATCAACGTGGGGTTCAGGTTTATGGAATAATGATGGTAATGACATTGGCACAGTAACAGGATTTGGTTTAACATCGGTTGTTGCTGATGTAGGAATTTCTACTGAAATTAACGCAGGATGGGGTAGATCTACGTGGGGTGCCTTAGACTGGGGTGGAGTATCTGATTCAATACAAGTAGCACCTTCTGGAATAGGTATGACAGTAGCTCTTGGAACTGCTCCAGGAACACCAAATACAATAGCTTCACCATCTGGAATAAACTTGACAAGTTCACTTGGTAGTGTAAGTTTAACTGGAACGGGAAATGTCACTTTAACAGGAAATAACTTGACATCGTCCACTGGATCGCTTAATGCTTTAATCTGGGAAACCGTTGATACCGGCACAACCGCTACGTGGAGAGAGGTTGACACCGCAGCTTAAATTTAATAAAAATAACAAATCGGAGTAAAAAATTATGGCGAATTCAACATCAAGTTTTTTGAAACTTACAGTCCAAGCAACCGGTGAAAACTCGGGAACGTGGGGACAAATTACAAACACAAACTTATTAATTGTCGAGCAATCAATTGCAGGTTTTGAAGCAGTTGCACTTAACGCTACGACTGGAGCAACATTAACTTTCTCAAATGGTGCGGTTTCTAACGGAAAAAATGCAGTATTAAAATTAACTGGAACTATTACAAGTGCAGTAAACGTAGTCGTTCCTGTAGTAGAAAAAGTTTACATAGTAGATAACGCCACTTCAGGTGCTTACGCAGTAACAGTCAAAACAACTTCAGGAACTGGAGTAACGTGGGCTGCAGCTGACAAAGGCACTAAGATGGTCTATGGTGATGGTACAAACATTGTAGATACAGCTTTCACAGAATTATCTTCAGACTTCTCACCACAACTTTCAGCTGACCTAGACACTAATGGTCAAAACATTATTATTGATAGTACAAAAGCTATCTTAGATGAAAACTCTAACGAGCAAATTAAATTTGCTACAACGGGTTCAGCTGTTAACGAATTTTCAGTCACTAACGCAGCGACAAGTAATGCTCCTGCATTGTCAGTGACAGGTGGAGATTCGAACATCGATATGACATTGACTCCAAAAGGAACAGGTAGAGTCACGATTAACGGTGGTGGAAAAATTCAACAGATAGCAGAAAAAGTAACTATCGCAGCAACGGGTACAACTGGAACAGTGAACTATGATGTAATCACACAATCTGTTCTTTACCACACAACAAACGCTGCCGGTAACTTTACAGTGAACATCAGAGGCGATGGTTCTACAACTTTAAATAATATTATGGATACAGGTGAATCAATTACGGTTGCTTTCTTAGTGACTCAAGGTTCAACACCGTATTACAATAGTGCGGTGACTATTGACGGATCAAGTGTAACTCCAGAGTGGTCTGGTGGTGCAGCGCCTTCAGCTGGTAATGCTAGTTCCGTGGATATTTACACTTACACTGTGATTAAAACGGGCGACGCTGCGTTCACAGCATTTGCTGCGCAAACACAGTTCGCGTAATAGGATAGGAGAAGAAAGATTATGCCGATACTAGGATCAAGAGGGGCAGCAT